AGATGTTTTATCTTGGGCTAATGAAGTTACATCTTCATCTTATGCTGTATTGGATTCAACCTCTGTGTATGTGTATGATAAGTATAATGATACCTACCGCTGGATTCCTGCAGCTGGATTAGTTGCTGGTTTATGCGCAAATACAGATAACGTTGCTGATGCTTGGTTCTCTCCAGCTGGTTTAAATCGTGGCCAGTTACTTGGAGTAACTAAGGTTGGATTTAATCCTAAGCGTGGTGATCGCGATTCATTGTATCAAGCTCGAGTTAACCCAATCGTTAGCTTCCCAGGTGAAGGTACAGTATTGTTTGGTGATAAGACTGCTCTGGCACGTCCTTCAGCATTCGATAGAATCAACGTACGCCGTTTGTTCATCATTCTTGAAAAGGCTATCTCAACAGCTTCACGCTTCCAGCTTTTCGAGTTTAACGATGAATTCACCCGTGCTCAGTTCCGTAACTTGGTTGAACCGTTCTTACGTGATGTCAAAGGTCGTCGTGGTATTACTGATTTCTTGGTAGTATGTGACGAAACAAACAATCCTGGTAATGTCGTAGACTCAAACCAGTTTGTAGCAGACATCTACATTAAGCCGGCTCGTTCTATTAACTATATCACTCTCAACTTTGTTGCAACTCGCACAGGTGTTGAGTTTAGTGAAATCGTCGGTCAATAAGGAGTAGACAATGGCTATTTTAGGCGTAGATGATTTTAAATCAAAACTGACTGGCGGTGGCGCTCGTAATAACCTATTCAAAGCAACAGTTAACTTTCCATCCTATGCGGGTGGAGATGTTGAGTTGACTTCGTTTATGGTAAAGGCAGCACAGTTACCTGCTTCAGTAATTGCACCAATCACTCTTCCGTTCAGAGGTCGTCAGTTGCAAATTGCAGGTGATCGTACATTTGAACCATGGACAATTACTGTAATTAATGATACTAACTTTGCTGTACGAAATGCATTTGAGCGTTGGATGAATGGTATCAACCAACACAATGCTAATACAGGTCTAACTAATCCTTTAGACTATCAAGCTGATATGATCGTTGAGCAGTTAGACAAGAGTGGTGAGGTAACTAAGCGTTACAACTTCCGTGGTACATTCCCTACGAATGTATCCGCGATTGACGTATCGTATGATGCTGAAAACGCTTTAGAAGAATTTACAGTTGAGCTTCAGGTTCAGTACTGGGAATCAGACACTACTTCTTAGCAGCATATATAATACTATGAGGGAGCCTTCGGGCTCCCTATCTTGATGTAATAAAGGAACTATCATGGCAGAATTATTCGGCTTCGAGATAAAGAAAAAGTCACAAGAGGACAAAGACGAGAAAAAGAAAGTCTCGTTTGTTGCTCCGTTTGACGAAGACGGTGGGATGCAAATCGCTGGTGGCGGTTACTACGGTCAATATCTTGATATGGAGCACAACAAAGCCACAGATGATAAAACATTAATTATTCGTTACCGTGATGCATCGATGCAGCCTGAATGTGATGCTGCTATTGAAGACATTGTTAACGAAGCTATTGTATCGGATGAAGATGAAGCTCCTGTATCTCTGATTGTTGATGATCTAGATGGCGATAAGCTAAAAAAGGTTCTCCAAGATGAGTTTGATGGACTTCTTAAACTACTCAATTTTAACTTCTATGGTCACGACATCTTCCGCAGATGGTATGTTGACGGTAGATTATACTATCATATTATAATCGATGAGAATAATAATGGGCGAGGCATTATCGAGCTCCGTCCTATTGATCCTACAAAGATACGCAAGGTTCGTAAAGTAATCAAAGACAAAGATCCTAAGACTGGAGCTAATCTCGTCAAGGGTGTAGAAGAGTACTTTATGTACCAGGATGATTCGTTGGCTAAGTCTCAGCAGGGTCTAAAGATATCTAAAGATGCTATTTGTTACATTACTTCTGGAGTACTCGACTCACAACGTAAGCGTATTGTATCTCACTTACACAAGGCACTGAAGCCTGTTAACCAGTTACGTATGATGGAAGACTCGTTGGTCATCTATCGTTTAGCTCGAGCACCAGAACGTAGAATTTTTTATGTCGATGTTGGTAATCTACCTAAAGGTAAAGCAGAAGAATACATGAAGGGAATCATGACTCAGCATCGTAATAAGCTAGTCTATGATGCCCAGACAGGTGCTATGAGAGATGATCGAAAGCATATGTCTATGTTAGAAGACTTCTGGATCCCTCGCCGTGAAGGAGGACGTAGCACTGAAATCACTACTCTTCCTGGTGGGGAAAACCTTGGGCAGATTGATGACATTGTCTACTTCCAGAAGCAGTTGTACAAGTCTCTCAATGTACCTATCAATAGATTAGAGCAAGAAGCTCAATTCTCTTTGGGTAGATCAACAGAGATTAGTAGAGATGAAGTTAAGTTCCAGAAGTTTATCGATAGACTTCGTAAGCGTTTCTCTACTCTGTTTATGGAGCTATTAAAGACCCAGCTAATGCTTAAAGGTCTGGTCAGTAAAGATGAATGGAATGAGATTAAAGAATTAATTAACGTCGACTATCTCAGAGACACTCACTTTGCTGAAATGAAAGATGCAGAAATTCTACGTGAGCGTGTTGCTACTTTGCGTGAATTGGATGAATATGTAGGACGGTACTTCTCTGTTGAGTGGGTACGTAAAAACGTCTTGCATCAGAAGGACGAAGATATCAAAGAGATTGATCAACAAATGGATCAAGAAGGCTCGGATGATATGTTTGTACAATCTCGTGGCGGGGATGTCCCCGAAAATTAATATATTATAAATAAACTATAACGGAGAATATTATGAGCAGTAATGTTGAAGATTTGATTAATGCCCTACAGCAGGGTGATATGTCACAGGCTAACCAGGCGTTTGAAACGGAACTGGCATCGCGTGTGGCTACTTCGCTTGATGCACACAAGTCGGCAGTAGCTTCTTCCATTTATGGAGAAGCTGATGAAGTCAGTGCTGACTATGATGAAGATATTGCTGATGAATTAGAAGACGATGTTGAAGATACTGATCAAGAAGAGCAGTATGAAGAAGACGTCGAAGAGGACGAATAAATGAAACTTATCTCAGAATTTGTAGATCACGGTTTAGAGACGTGCATTACAGAGGCTAAAGACGGCAAGAAGCAATACAATATTGAAGGTATCTTCATGCAGTCAGAGTCTAAGAATCGTAATGGTCGAGTCTATCCTAAAGCTGTGATGGAAAAGGCTGTAGATAAGTATGTAACAGAACAAGTTAAGACAGGACGTGCTGTTGGTGAGTTGAATCATCCAGACGGTCCTACAATTAACTTAGATAAGGTTTCGCACCGCATTACTCAACTCGAATGGGATGGGAATAATGTGGTCGGAAAAGCCCTTATATTAGAAACACCAATGGGCCAGATCGTTAAAGGTCTCCTTGATGGTGGTTGTAATGTGGGCGTTTCAAGTCGTGGTATGGGTAGTCTTGAGCAAAGAGAAGGTGTTAACTACGTTAAAGATGACTTTATGTTATCTACCGTAGACATCGTTCAAGACCCATCAGCTCCTGATGCATTTGTTAATGGAATCATGGAAGGAGTCGAATGGGTTTGGGATAATGGCATCTTGAAGGCACAAGAAATTGAGGCTTATGAGACTGAAATCAAAAGAACTCCATCGCCTAGGTTAGCCGAAGCACAGATGAAGGTCTTTAAAGATTTTCTCTCGAAACTATAACACTTATGAAAGGAGTGTCTAATGTCTAATGATATGAATGATCATGTAGATCATATCGAAGAAGACATTGAGGCTGTTGAAGAAGCGGCAGAACAATCTCTTCCTGATGAAGAGAAGAAGTCTGTCAATTCAGTTGATCAAGCCTCAGGTAAGACCAAGCGTCAACCAGCTCGAAAGGGTGACAAGTTGAATGCGAAGGACGAGCCTGCCCAACAGGGTAATGTCAAATTTAAAGAAGATCTCGACGCACTAGTCGATTCAGAAGCTACGCTTTCTGAGAGCTTCCGTGAAAAAGCAGGAGTCATTTTTGAAGCCGCTTTTGCTGCGAAAGTTGCTGAAGAAGTTGAGCGTCTGGAAGAGCAGTACGAAGAGCAGCTGTCAGAAGAAACTACTGCGATCAAAGAAGATCTCGTGGAGAAAGTTGACGGTTACCTTAACTACGTTGTTGAACAATGGATGCAAGACAACCAGATTGCTATTGAAGCTGGTCTCCGTACGGAAATCGCTGAAGGCTTCATGACAGCACTGAAAGATGTATTCGTTGAGCACTACATTGAAGTTCCTGAGTCTCAGGTTAATATTGTAGACGAACTTGCTGAGCAAGTAGATGGTCTACAAGAGCAACTTGGTAAAGTTACTGAAGACAACATCGCTCTCACTGAGAGTGTACAAACTCTGAAGCGTGAAGCAGTAATTGCTGAAGCATCAGAAGGTCTGACTGTAGCACAATCCGAGAAGTTAGCTAAATTATCAGAGAAGGTTGACTTTGATTCAGAAGAGTCTTTCGCTAAGAAAGTCGCTACTATCAAAGAATCTTACTTCCCTGGTGAAGAAGTTGTTATCGCTGAAGAAGTAGAAGAAGAAGATAGTTCAACTCCGGTTGCTACCTCTCCTCTGATGGCTCAGTATCTTGACGCAATCGCTAAATCACAAAAGTAAAATAGGAGAACTAATAAATGTTTGGTTCAGATACAATTAAAGAAAAGTGGAGCCCGATCCTCGAGCACTCTGATCTTCCTGAAATTCAGGACAAGTACAAGAAAGCTGTAACTGCAGTTGTTCTTGAAAACCAAGAAAAAGCACTTGCTGAAGAGCGTGGAAACGCTTCA